GAAAAATCATTCGTGATCGTCTTATTGCTGATCTCGTCAAGCAACGAAGGCAGGTTGATGGTGTGTGCCACTGACTGGTTTGCCCCCGGCACTGTGAAATTGATCTCCATGGTCTCACCGTATGTGGCTATCCTGATGGCTATCAGTATGGTGTCGAGGTCGTAGCTCTTGATCTGCCATGCGTCCTTGATGTCTGGCACACAGCTCTGTATAACATCCACGACTCCCTGTCCGTTCATGAGAGCGTCTGGTGTTTTGAACCTTATCTCATCTTTGGCAGTCATGGGCATGACCCCCAGTTCTCCCGACTGCGTGGGTGCGATCACGTGCGGTGGGTAGGCCGTTTTGGAGGGCAGTTTGACGTAAAGAGACGGTTGCCGAAAATACTTGTTTAATGGGTTTGTGTTTTCTGTCATTTTTTAATTCTATAAATATACACTAACTGCGCATAGATGTCTATATTTATATGCGTATAAAAAGGTGCGAAATAAAGTCATATGGCAGAATACACAGAAGAAGAGTTGAAAAAATTAGGTGATACGGTAAGGAATCTCTCCAAGGAGATCCAGAAACAGGCAAGGGCGCAAAAGGCCAGCGCAGACCAGGAGGCGAGGATTGCCCGTGACAAGATCAGAGACGCACGACAAGAAATCGCTTCAAACGTAAAAAACAAAAAACTCCGACAAGAACTAAACAACGCACTCGAGGATCAAGTAGATGAATACGAAGACCTCAAAAAAGCACAGAACAAACAACTGCAACAGTTGGGTAAACTGGGCGACAGTTTCATGGGACTGGGCAAGGCGGCGTTCGAAGGATCGGGATCTATCAGTGCGTTCACTGACAACATCAAGGGACTGGGATTCCTGGGACGTAGGCTGGACACCAACGTTGAGACATTCAGACAACTTTCACAGACTGGAGCCAACTTTGGTCAGAGCATAGTGGAGTTGAGGACCGCGGCGGCATCTGCGGCCTTACCGTTGGACGACTTTGCGTCCTTGGTGGCAAATAATTCATCTAACCTAGCGGCGCTGTTCGGCTCAACCACGGAAGGTGCCAAGAGGATAGCGGAACTGGGCAGGATCACCAGAGAGGTGGGAATAGAAAGACTGGCGCCACTGGGGTTCACTGTTGATGAACTCAACGAGACACTGCTTTTGAACCTAGACTCGCAGAGAAGGACAGGAATATTGAACCTACTCACAGACTCCCAACGTAGAGACAGTGCAATCAGTTTCGCAGAGCAATTGGACAGATTGGCAAAACTAACAGGTCAGCAAAGAGACGAACTGCGACAACAGATAGAACAACAGCGTGCCAATGAAAGGTTCCAAGCCGCACTCCAGGGACAGACAGATGCAACACGTCAAAGACTTCAGGCATTCGCGGGAACGGTGGCAGGTATCAGTCCGGAGTTGGCCGAAGGCTTCCAAGACCTGATTGCCAACGCAGGTGTTCCGGTTACAGAATCCGCTCTGGCGTTAGTTCAAAACATTCCTGGTGCACAACAAGTGATAAGAGATCTGATAAGCGGAGTAACAACCAGTGAGGAGGCTCTGGTAAGGATCAGAGACATCTCGGCAGGTAGCATAGATAGATTTAGAAAGGCCACTGTGACTGGACAGGTCGAATTCCTAAGGCTTCAAGGTGGTATCATAGAACTAGGGAGAAGGGTAACCGACGCAGGTGCGGTGCTGGACGAGCAGAACAGGTCAGCGACCAGCCTCGTAAGGAACCTTACTACTTTCGAGGATGCCACAAAAGTTTTATCAAGTCAGTTCCAAGGAATAGAAACTGCCTTACTGAAATCGTTTGGTCCGGCACTTGGAGGCCTCGTGGGAACACTTAAGACAACATTGGGAGCAGGAGGTGCCATTGCAACGGCACTGGCACAAATGCCCGTGGTGTCCGCGGGTCTGCTGATAGCAGGGCTTGGCGGTAAGTTCCTGTTCAGCAAAGCAATACAGATCGGAATAATAGCCAAGGGTACGGAACTAGGATTCAGGATGGCCAGAACCGGGGGCGGATTGTTTCAGACGCTGACCGGTGGCAAGGACAAAGGAGCACGTGCCGGTGGTGGCATTAGGTCGGCACTCAACAGCAACGTCGGACGAGGACTGGGAGCGGCCGGTGTGGCGCTTACAGGACTATCAGTGGGAAATCAACTGCTAAACAAGGACAAAGACGACAATGCCTCTGGCTTGGGTGGCCTCATAGGGATGGGTCTGGGCGGAATCGCTGGGTTCATGTTGGGCGGACCGGGCGGTGCACTACTTGGAGCATCTCTGGGCGGAAGCCTAGGACAGGGTGCTGGCGCATTCTTTGGTGGTGAAAGACAGTTTGGTGGTGGAATGGACACGGGAAAAACTTACCTTGTAGGTGAGCGAGGACCGGAAATGGTAACCGCTGGAACCAAAAGCACCGTAGTTGCTAACCAGGATCTAAAGAACACATTCAACACAGAAGCACTGGAAAACAAGATGGCCACCATGACCACAGAACTAAACAACGCCAACAAGGCGTTAGCGAATATGGTCAATGGCGTAAATACGCTTGTTGCAGTAGAATCTCGGGCATTAAAAGCCGTTGAAACCACAGCACGGAAAGATCGTAATCAAGTAGGCCTAGTTTAGGTTGCTAAAATGAGGAAAAGATTGTAATATAAAGTATGGCTTGGAAAAAATACTTCAAAGACGCTAACATGTCTCCAATATCTGGAGAGAAAGTGCCAAATTTCGCAAAGAGAAACTACAGTTCTTACCTGCCGGACGTTTACACAGGACACCCTAACAGGATCCAGAGATACTTCCAGTATGACCAGATGGATTCAGACTCGGAGATCAACGCCGCGTTGGACATCCTAGCAGAATTCTCAACACAGAAGAACACGGAGAACGAGACACCGTTTGACATAGTGTTCAAGGACGAGACAACAGACCACGAAGTCAAGTTGTTGAAGAAAGCGTTACAGCAATGGACGAAATCAAATCAATTCAACAAGAGAATCTTCAGGATATTCAGGAACGCACTGAAATACGGAGACTGTTTCTTTGTCAGAGATCCAGAAACCATGAAATGGCTTTACGTTGACAACGCAAAAGTTGACAGGATCGTAGTAAACGAATCCGAAGGCAAGAAGCCAGAGCAGTATGTGATCAGAGACATCAATCCAAACCTACAGAGACTATCCGCGACACAGATAACACCAAACCAAACGTACGGTGGAGGTGGAACAACAGGTGGCGGTACTGCGGCATATGGATCAAGTTATGCAAACGCCGGTGCTACAAATAATATGTCAGGCTTTGCAGGTGGAATGTCAGGTGGAAGATTTTACAGGACCATGAATGCGTACAACATAAACGCGGAACATGTGATACACATGAGTATGTCAGACGGTTTAGACAACCTTTTCCCATTTGGACAATCGGTTCTAGAACAGGTATTCAAAGTTTACAAACAGAAAGAATTATTAGAGGACGCGATCATAATTTACAGGGTTCAAAGAGCACCTGAAAGAAGGGTTTTCTACATCGACGTGGGTAACATGCCAACACACTTGGCGATGCAGTTCGTTGAGAGAGTGAAGAACGAGATAAACCAAAGAAGGATTCCAAGTGCGTCAGGTGGTGCCAACTTCATAGACGCTACATACAACCCAATGTCGATCAACGAAGATTACTTCTTCCCACAGACAGCAGAGGGTAGAGGATCTAAAGTTGACACACTTCCAGGTGGTACAAACCTAGGTGAGATCGATGATCTAAGATATTTCACAAACAAACTGTTTAGAGGACTGAGAATTCCAAGTTCATATCTGCCAACTGGAGCAGAAGACGGACAGCAACAGTACAATGACGGCAGGGTGGGTACTGCTTACATACAAGAATTGAGATTCAACAAGTATTGTGCTAGATTGCAATCGATGTTGGCGGCAACATTTGACGAAGAATTCAAATTATGGATCAAATCCAAAGGTTATAACATTGACAACGGAATGTTTGAACTGAAATTGAATCCACCACAGAACTTTGCACAGTACAGACAAACAGAAATGGACCAAGCAAGGGTGAACACATTCACAGCAGTGGCGGAACTACCTTACATGAGTAAGAGATTCGCCTTGAAGAGATATCTTGGACTTACTGAAGAAGAAATGGCAAGGAACGCAGAGCTCTGGGCAGAAGAAAACAACGTACCACAGAAGAAACAGACCAAATCTAATCAACTTAGAAGTGCAGGCGTGACACAATCCGGCATTTCGAGTGACCTAGATCAGTTCGAGGAACCAACAGCAGACGCAGAAGCACCAGGACCGGACTCACCACAACCGGGACAACCGGGTCAGACACCGGGAGGACAAGGGGGCGGAGGCACGACCCCAGGCGGCACAGGTGGTGGTGGACAGGTATAAAGGGTTAAATACGCAAAATGAAACTATTTGAATTCTTCACATATGGCGCAGACGGGTTTGAACAGGACAAGACCTACGAACCCGAGAACGACATCTCTATATTAGACGACGGAGACACAAGGAAAACAAGATTAACACTGAAAGACATCAATTCAATGAGGTTGGCGTCAGAAGCACACGACGAACAACAGAAGGAAGAGGCCGTGTTTGTCCAAAAGATGTACGGTACACCAGCACAAGACGATAACTTAGAGTTATAATGTCCAACACAGCATTTGTACTAGGTAACGGAGAATCCCGAAGGGGCATCGACATAGATGATCTCAAACAGCAAGGCAAGGTGTTTGCCTGCAACGCTGTGTACAGGACACACCGACCTGACTTCCTGATTGCTGTTGATCCCAAGATGATCATGGAAATAGCCGAAGGTGATTACATGATCAACAACAAGGTCTATTCGAATTTCAATGCACAGTACAACAAAAATCAAAAAATACTCGATCATTGCAACTGGTTCAAACCAAGTCTCGGCTGGAGTTCGGGCCCGACTGCCCTAAGACTAGCCTTAGACCTAGGATTCAAGGACATTTACATACTGGGTTTTGACTACCAAGGGCACAAAGTAGGAAGTGGCTTCAAATTGAACAACATGTTTGGGGACACCAGGAATTACAAAAGAAAAAAAGACGAAGCAACTTTCTATGGTAACTGGATGAACCAAACAAAGCGATGCCTACAGGATTTTCCTGATGCCAAATTCCATAGAGTCATACCAAAGGGCTGGTTCCAACCAAAAGATCTCGAGTGGAATGGCAACATTGATCACATGACCACCGAAGAATTCCTATCAAAGTTCAATTTACAACTGAAATTAGGCTAAAAAAGCACATTTTTTGCCAGTTAATGTGCCCTTTTTAGCGCCTTTTTGTAAATACAGTACACTTATAAGTACAAATCGACAATAAAGGAGCACGTGTAATGTCAAATAATAAATTTGAGAGTTTATTAGAATTACTGATAAACGAAGAAAACGACAAAGCAGAAGCACTATTCCACGAAATCGTAGTAGAAAAATCTAGAGAAATCTACGAGAACCTAGCGGATGAGGAAGTGACTGCTGAGGCTAAAGAAGAGTCTAAAGAAGAAGTTAAAGAGACTGAAGCATCTGAGGAAGAGAAAGTAGAAGAAACTACAGAAGAAGCAAAAGATGAGAAAGTTGAAGAGACTTCTGAAGAATCTAAAGACGAGCAAGTAGATGAAGTTGTTGAATTAGAAGACGAAGCAACAGAATCTGAAACAACTGAAGAAGAATCAATCGAAGAAGTAGGCGGTGACGCAACTGACGAATTGGTTAAAGACATATCAGCCGAAGAAGAAGGCGAAATGGATGCAGACAAAGGCGAAGAAATGCCAGCAGACATGGACGCTGACAAGGGCGAAGAAGATATGGAAGACAGAGTTGTTGACTTGGAAGACGCTTTAGACGAATTAAAAGCAGAATTCGAAGCAATGATGAGCAAGAAAGACGACGGCGAAGAAGAAAAAGAAGAGGCCGTTGAAATGCCAGCTCAAGAAACTCCAGAAATGCCAGTGGAAAGCAAAGAAGCAGACACAAAGGAAACTGTAAAAGAATACAAGATCCAAAAATCTGCGAACAACACTGACGGATCTGACAAGTCTGCAAAATCACCAGTAGCAGATGCAGGAACTAAAATGGGCCAAGGTGGTGCAAACATCGCCAAAGGCGGAGCAGAAGACAAAGGAAGACCGGCTCCAACTGCACAAAAAATGGGTGAGTTCGAAAACAGTCCAGGAAAAGACAAATCTTCTTCAATGAAGAAAGAAGTTAAACCTGCAACTGCTGACGGATCAGACAAATCAGCAAAATCACCAGTTGCTTCTAAGTAATTGTTGATTAACGGGAGTTTGGAATGTCACTATACCTAAGGGAGAATCTAACTTTTGATCAGGCCAGGGTGCAGGTCTTACACGAGGGAAAAGACGGTAAGGATTTGTACATGAAGGGCATCTGTATCCAAGGTGGGATCAAGAACGCTAATCAGAGAGTTTATCCTGTGTCAGAGATCGCCAAAGCGACAAAGACACTGAACGATCAGATCAGTTCTGGATACTCAGTGTTAGGTGAAGTTGACCATCCAGATGATTTAAAGATTAATTTGGACCGTGTGTCTCACATGATTACTGAAATGTGGATGGATGGTCCAAATGGATACGGCAAGATGAAGATTTTGCCGACACCAATGGGCTCACTTGTGAAGACTATGTTGGAATCGGGTGTGAAACTGGGCGTATCGTCAAGAGGAAGTGGTAACATTTCCGAGTACGGCGGTGGCGAAGTTTCAGATTTCGAGATCATCACAGTTGACGTGGTAGCCCAACCTTCGGCACCAGGTGCTTACCCAACGCCAATTTACGAACACCTAATGAACACCAAGGGTGGTAACATGGCGAAAGGTTTGGCGGCCGAAGTTAGAAATGACCCAAAAGCACAAAGGTATCTGAAAGATGCCCTAACAAACATAATAAAGGACCTAAAATAACATGATCGATGCAATATCAAAACTTGTTGAGTCAGGAGCCATATCGGAAGACGTTCAAAAGTCTATCCAAGAGGCTTGGGATTCAAAAATCAAGGAAAATAGAGAAAATGTTAGTGCGGAGTTAAGAGAAGAGTTCGCAAAAAGATACGAACATGACAAATCTAACATGATCGAAGCGATTGACAAGATGATGACTGAGAAGTTATCTGAGGAAATCACGAAGTTCGTGGAAGACAGAAAAGCACTAGCACAAGAAAAAATTGCCTACAAAGAAAACGTAGGCGCTCACTCTGCCAAACTGCAGGAATTCATAATGCAGAAGTTGTCAGAGGAGTTGAAAGAACTACACAACGACAGAAAAGGTGTGCATGAAAACTTTAACAAAATGGAAGAGTTCGTAGTAAACGCTCTTGCAAAAGAAATTAAAGAGTTCCATGAAGACAAAAAAGGCGTTGTGGAGACGAAAGTCAAACTAGTAGCCGAGGCCAAAAAACAAATGGCCAAGATGAAAGAGGCTTTCATTACAAGATCTGCTAAAGTTGTAGAGTCTGCTGTAAACAAAAAACTTGCTGAAGAGTTAAAAGCTCTTAAAGAAGACATCACAGCGGCTAGAGAAATCAACTTTGGCAAGAAAATATTCGAAGCGTTCTCATCGGAGTACCAGAATTCTTACTTAAATGAGAAGTCTGAGACTGCGAAGTTAATGAAAGTAGTGGATGAAACCACTCTTAAGTTAAGAGACGCTGAGAAAGCCGTCGAAGAGAAACAAGCGGTGATTGAGTCCAAAGAGGCGGAAGCCAAAAGACAAGCGGACTTGATGGAACGCAAGGAAAAGATGGCTGAGATGCTCAAACCATTGGGCAAAGAAAAGGGTGAAGTTATGAGCCAACTGCTTGAATCAGTTCAAACAGACAAGTTACAGGCTTCATTCGACAAGTATCTACCACATGTGATGGCTGACAAACCAGTTGAAACTGCCAAACAAGTTATGACAGAAGCAAAAGGTGACAGAGCACAAAGGGAAGATGCTGACTTAACCAATATCCGTAAATTAGCGGGTATTAATTAACAAACTAAGGGGAAAAGATCAAATGTCAGATATATTTGAATCAAAATGGGGCGAAACTAAACAGGCCCTAACCGAAGGTTTAACAGGCAACAAGAAAAAAACTATGGATGTCGTGTTAGAAAACACGAAGAGATACTTGGCTGAGCAGTCAACTGCTGGTGCCACATCTGCAGGTAACGTTGCTACGTTAAACAGGGTTATCCTACCAGTAATCAGAAGGGTTATGCCAACTGTGATCGCTAACGAGATCGTAGGTGTACAACCAATGACTGGTCCTGTAGGACAAATCCACACATTAAGAATAAGATATGCAGACACAGTTGCGTCAAACACGACAGCAGGTGAAGAAGCATTATCTCCATTCAAAATCGCGAAAGCATACTCTGGTAACCAGAACAACTCTACACCTAAAGGTGCATCAACTGCCTCTTTAGAGGGTACACCTGGTAAGAGATTATCAATCCAGATCTTGAAACAACCGGTTGAAGCGAAATCTAGAAAACTTTCTGCTAGATGGACTTTTGAAGCGGCTCAAGATGCTCAAGCACAGCAAGGTATCGATGTAGAAGCAGAAATCATGGCGGCATTAGCTCAAGAGATTACTGCTGAGATCGACCAAGAGATCATCGGATCATTAAGAACATTAGCCGGTTCGGCAAGTTCAGGTACGTATGATCAATCTGCTGTATCTGGTACTGCTACATTCGTTGGTGATGAACACGCGGCATTGGCTGTGTTGATCAACAGAGCGGCGAATGAAATCGCAACAAGAACAAGAAGAGGCGCTGGAAACTACGCTGTAGTATCTCCAACTGCTTTAACTGTACTTCAATCAGCAACAACTTCAGCGTTCGCAAGATCAACTGAAGGTACATTCGAAGCACCAACAAACACTAAATTCGTTGGTACTTTAAACGGTGCTATGAGAGTATACGTTGACGCATACGCTTCTGACGGTACAGACGTACTTGTAGGTTACAAAGGTGCAAGTGAGGCAGACGCTCCAGCGTTCTATTGTCCTTACATTCCTTTAATGTCTTCAGGCGTTGTACTAGATCCTGCTACTTTCGAACCAGTTGTAGGTTTCCTAACTAGATACGGTTATGTTGAATTAACAAACACTGCATCTTCACTAGGTAACGCGGCTGACTACGTAAACACAGTAGGTGTAACAAACGGAAACTTAAAATTCGCGTAATCGAATTTTTATCAAGAAAGGGCGGCTTTATGTCGCCCTTTTTTTGTGGCTGTGCTTTCAATAAGCACTCACATATAATTTTTTTCCACCTTCATACCGTTCACAGACCAAATGTTATAGTTTTACTCTTGTTGCACACTTCTAAATAATTCGAAGGTTCATTAGAATCTTTTAACATCAAGGGAGGTCCAACATGGATATCATGATGAAAATAAAAGGATGGGCGAAAGGAATCGCTGACGTGGGAGTTAGTCTTATCGCGTTAGGGATCGTTTTAGAAATCCTTTTCAATGGTCAAGGTATTCCGTTCTGGCCAAACGTTTCTGTGATAGGAAACGTCCAGGGCGTACTGCAAGGGTTCTCAGATCAAGGTCTGATCGGACTTGTGGCAGTTTGGATTTTATATCATATCTACAACAGAAAATAATATAAAAATCTAGAAATACTGTAACCTCACGGAGTGGTGTGACTGAATTCTTTTTTTCCCACCACTCCGTTTTAAGCGCAGATTTTACTACAAAAAATTTGGTAAATACCTCTAGTTCAAACGTGCTTTTGCACAAAGCAAAAGACTTATGCGGATAACCACCGCGTAGCCAGGAGAACTGGCATTGGACTCCTTTAAAGGAGAAAAAAAATGGGAAGACCAATAAGAAAAGACAAAATGGTTAGCGGAGCAAATGACTTCGGTGGCAACCTTTCAGGAAAAATAGCAGTGACGGCTTACAGACCATCAGGTGGTGCTAAAGTTGATTCAACTACTGCTTACATTGTTTCACAAAGAGGATCTAAGTTGTTCAAAATACACTTGGAAGACTCTACTGAAGCAGTATACGAACTGAAAGCGGTTGCTCCAGGTTCATTAGCAAACTCATCTAACCAATTTTGTGTTCAAGTTATATTAGATGACTCAACGGTTGCATATGTTGAAAAGTTTTACAACAGAACGATTCACTATGTGACAGCCGGTGGTGCGACAGGAAATGCACCATACACGCTTAAAGCAGAAGGTACTGACGAAGGTCAAGATTCTGGTAAAGCGAACATTGACGTTAGATAATCATAACGATCACGTGCTTATTTGGGGGAGTTACACGCTCCCCCAAATCTTTTATAAATACTAACAAATGGCTAAAACTCTTAGAACTTCAGCGGACTACAACATCAAGGCAGGGTCCGGTGCGGGTGGTACAAACGACATTATCCTCGACTCGAGAGCGGTGGTGGTCAAAGGAAACCTGGATATTGAGGGCACACAGACAGTAATCGACACGACCACACTTGCTGTTTCGGATCCTGTGATAGTGCTCAGCAGAAACAACTCTACACCGAGTGACATAGACGCAGGTATATTAGTGAACAGGGGTGCGGCCAACAATGCGGCCATATATTGGAATGAAGGCGATGACGTTTTCAAGGCAGTGACTACCACTTCAGATGGCACCGGCTCATCAATCACAGATACAGCACTGGCCAACATAAGGGCGGCGGAACCAAGCAACACATCAGATGTCGCGACAAAAAACTATGTTGACACCACAGTTGGTGGTGGTTTCAGTCTTAAAGTGGCAGGTGACGATTCTGCACAGGTAACAGTTGGTACAGGTAACACTTTGCAATTTTCAGGCGCCAACGGTATTACTACAGCCGCTACGGAACCAGACACCGTTACAGTGACGCTGGACCCAGACTTGACAAATATCACATCTATTACCAGTGATTCCTCTAATGGCGATTTGACCCTGATCACGAACGGTACAGGCGATGTGGTGATAAATGACACATTAACTTTCTCTGGTGCGGCAAGCACACCAGCGGCATCCACAGTAACAAAATTATACAACAAGACAGCAGGCGGTGGAGGCACTGGCCTGTATTTCATCAACTCAAGCATCAGTTCAGGCACAGAGGGAGAACTGATAAGTAAAAAGAAAGCAACGGCTTTGGCCATTGCGTTAGGATAACATATGGCGATTACACAAAGAACAGCACCAACAACTATTACAGCACTGGATCATGCATTTGAGGCCACGGCTGACACGGCTGTGACGTCAATACATCTCTGCAACATCACAAGTTCAGATGCCACAATCGACGTATATCTTTTGCCAAATGACGGTTCAACAACCGTGCCAACAGAGAACAACAAGATTTACAACTCACTGACAATACAGGCGACTGACAGTTACATCATTGACACTGAGAAAATGATACTCGGAAACGGTGATAAAATCTATGTGCAGAACGCTGACTCAACAGGACAAGTAATAGTAACAGTATCAACGATAGGATTGTAATACCATGGGAAGGTTCGTTAAAAACAGAGAACTAGAACACGGTGCTACTTCGGTAGAGATACCACAAGTGTCAACTGCCAACAGACCCACAGGACAGGACGGTCAGATCATATTCAACACCACCACATCAACTTATCAAGGTTACATTGGATCGCAATGGTACAACATATCAAGTGCGGCTGGAGAGAAGACTTTGACTGTGGACAAGTTCCAAGGAGACGGATCAACGACTGTGTTCGGCAATGGTTCGGGTAACACGCTTGACGGCTCGACAGCGGCGACACTGTCAACAACACCAACAGATGCCACCGACATGGCAATATTCATTGGCGGAGTGTACCAAGTGCCAGGCACTAACTACACTTACTCGGGAGGCGCTGTGACATTTGGTTCTGCACCACCTGCCAATAACGGAGTAGACAGTGCCCACATTATCGCAATTATTCACAACCTTCACAAGTTGGGCGAATAAATTCTATAAATTCAAAATCAAGATAATCAAAAGATATCCTGTGCCTTGCGCCATCATTGCTTTACTAGAAGGCATAATAATTGGTATAATCATATACCATTACTTCTTTCAGACCAGATTCAGTTGTTGTTTTGAATTAGGATATTAGTCCAAACGGACGCCACGAACCGGGCGTTCCTCCTTTTATACATACCCAACCAACAGGTTGGTTTATTTCTGGCATGTCGTTCCAAACAACAGATCCAGTTTCCCATCTTCCCTGGCCTGGATAACTCTTTCCTGATGCGAATGTCTTGTCACCAAACCTAATGTTACCAGACACATGCAGGCTCTCTTGCGGGTTCTTAACTCCGATACCCACTTGTCCCCACACATTCATCTTTACGTAGCGTCCGTCCTCACTGCCGATTGCCACATCGCCGTTTGATTTACAAACAATTCTTGCTGTGTCGTCGGTTCCTATTGCAAACGGCACAGGCGCATGAGTGCCAACGAATGCATTTCTCTCTTGCATTCTAGTGATCACTTCGTACCCTCCAACGTTTACTGAAAAATCAGCAGACGGTGCCTCTGTGTTGATTCCTACACGCTGTTGATTTGCAAAAAATGTCTTGTCTACCTGTAATTTTTTTAAAACTCCTACCTCAGTAAGACTGCTTTTTTGCACACTTTTACCTAGTGTATGCTTCCAAATCACTTCGTTATGATCTATCATTATGGCATCTTTTACATTCAGTTTAGGAACCTCCGCCTCAACATACTTGAGGTTTTCTACGGTAACTGTGCCCTTGACAACTAGATCCTTTTCGATTTCTACTTTGTCATTTCTCACTGTGATTTGTACAGAATCTGCCTTGTCCTTTATGCCTTCACTGCTGAAATTCGTAATTTTTCCACCATGGATTGCATCACCGCTGACAGAGTTTTCATACACGTTGACCTGTTGCACATCAACACGTTTTTCAGAAATTTTTTCTATTTTACTGATAGGTAATAGTGCCATATTAAGAATATTTATGGTAGGAAGAGACTCGTACGATAATTTGGTAAATACCATTGTAGTATTATGGCAATAAACAGAATCAGTGGTGATATATTAGAATCGAACCTTTTGCGTTCGACAGACATAGCATTTCAGACAGATTTACTCTACATAGATGTAGTAAATGACAGGATTGGTGTAAGCACAAACAGTCCAGGTAATTTTAAACTTGATGTTAACGGCAACATGCGTGTACAGGGCAACCAGACCATCACTGGTGACCTTACTGTACAGGGCACAACCACTACCATAGACTCACAGAATTTAGTCGTAGAAGACAACATCATATCCATCAACGAGAACAACTCCACAGCCACTGACGCAGGTATAATGATCCAACGTGCCGGCGCCGACGAAGCAGTTTTATACTGGGACGAGACACTAGACAAATTCAGATTTGGTACCACACCGGAAGATGGATCAACGAGAACAGATTTCACAAACGTTACACTGGCAAACATACAGGCGGCATCACCGGTCGCCAACGATGACGTCACCACAAAGCAATATGTGGACAACGAGATTGCTTCTGTTTCGTCAGGCGGTGTTACGGGGGACAACGTTGAACTGCGACTGCCAACAGACTCAACGTTCGGTGACGGTGCATACCTAGGACTTGCATCAGACACCACAGTGACCAACGCCATAGATGAACTAAACGAAGTGATAGGAAACGTGCAGGCGGGCACCTATATCAAATCGGTTTCATTCGTTTCTGACGCGACATCAATCAGTTTAGGAGACACTGTCACACTCACAATCACAACCACGCCTACCGCAGGTGCCAACACAAGATACACGATCACGTGGGGTGACGGAGATGAGACAACGGCAACAACTGACTCTACACCAAGCCACACATACAACGCAAATTCTGGATCACCATACACAGTGGTGGTGAAAGCGTTCGAAAATGACGCGGGCACAACAGATTCCGCTGGCAGTTTCGCTACATCAACGAGATCGAATTACATAACTGTGGCAACGGCAGAACCGGTGCCATCGTTCGCGATGTACGCCGCGGCATCAGGTGGTTCACCTATAACGACTGCGGACACAGGCGACACTGTGTACCTACAGAATAATACCACAAACACTGGCGGAGCAACAGTAACCTATGATGTAGATTGGGGAGATGGTTCGGAAAACGCCATAAGCGGTGATGGTGTCGCGGGAGGCTCCAGTCTCAATGGTGGTTCACGTCTGGCACACACCTACACCAACGCATCTGGAGATGACGGGAGTACAGTTGCAGGCACAGGCGCTGGTGACACCAAGTATTCTATCAGGTTGAGACTGTTGACACACTCAACTGCGGATCCTGCCGTTATACCTGCGACTACATCGAGCAATTTCGAGGTGTACTCAGAACACACTCCTCTATATTCGGTCGCAGACTCAACCATAAGGGGAGTCAACGAAGAAGCCACAAGCGGATTCCCTGTGACATTCACTAACAACACGGCAACAAATCCAGGAAGCAATACAGACTTCTCTGCAACGCAGACTTACACCTGGAACTTCGGCGAAGGTGATTCGAACACGGTCGTAAACATAGGTTCAGGAGGATCTGGCGACACCGGACAGACTATTGCAAACACTTTTAACTTGACGTCGGGACAACAGTCAGGCGGTACCACAAGAACATTTACAACCTCATTAACACTGGCAAATGGACATACAAATTCAACTTTTTCTACTAATCTCAATATAATTGTTGAACCAGACGTGAGAGCAAACATTGCCGGCACGGCAGTCACGGTCTCAACAGGTTCTGGAGACAACAGTCTGTCATTGTATGATGCCACTGACCTAGATGGCAATGACAGAGCAATCGCAAGATTCACAAACACTTCTCAAAATGCTTCAAGTTATGAATACGATTTTTTCGATGACTCCAGCTCTATAACAACAGTGGCAGAAGATGGTTCAACAGCAGGAACGATAGGTGCAACTCTTGACAAGGACTACTCAGGTACATCCGTAGGCAACATCAATTTCAGATTCAGAGCCTCAGGTACACCAGACACAATAGCACAAGATGATGAAGAAACTATCACTTTTGCTATGAAATCTACACCAAGCGCACCAAATGGACTCAGCAGTTTCAGTTTGACAATGGCAGATGCCGCGCAGGGAACTAACCCACACCTGTGTGCGGGTTTCGATGACAACACCTCAACAGCAGACACGCTGACAGCGGGCGCAAGCCTAGAATCTACAACTGCAAGAAGATACACAACTACAACTACACTAGACACAAATGTCATTAATGGCTTTTTAGTTAATGATTCAAACGGAACAGGTTCAACTGTGAACCAGACAGTGACGGCATCAATCAACGCCAGCGCCAGTGGTGCAAGGACATTCACAACCACGGAAGGCGGTGCCAACAACGGCACGTTCACCAAACTTGTGACGTCGGATCACAAGGACTATGACCAAGTGGACAGTTCATACCCACAGAGATTATACCTAGTAACCGATGCTAAGATCACACAGGCACTTGCAGACTACACAGTGGGAGTCAACGCACAGAGATTAGAAAGCAGTGCTGGTGGCAACACCAACTACGTCCACGTGGTCAAAGACGACATCACAGCAACACCTACAACCACAATAGGTACAATAGCACAAGGAACTGCTGGAACACAGCGTTATGTTTCGGGTGTGCCATACTACAACACAGGTTCACCTACCGTGACAATCACAGGCACAACAGTGGCCAACTTCACAGGACAAGCGTACCAAGATGCCACAGATCCTCATGAAGTTGACCCAGGCACAAACCAAGAATCAACTTCCGGAAATGTAATTTCCGCAACAGGTTACACGTATGCCAACATAGACGGAGCAAGTTCAATGCTGACAGGTGGTATTCCAAACACAGACACTGGTGTGAGTTCAGCATACACACTGGGCACACTGACACAGCCACTTACAACGTCAAGTGTTAGGTCAGTACAACAGATTAAAGCAAGGAGTAAGAACGCAAACGGAACTGGTTCATACTCGGAAAGCACAACAAAAATTCAAGTATACACCGCATCACTGCTCACACTGGACAATGAAGCGGGCGGTATTACTGTATCAGATTCTTTAGGCGCCGGCTTCGATGACGACGCTGTGAGGATAAGCGGATTTGGTTCGCTGTCAGGTGACACACCGTCACTAAATGATTCTTCAAATGCCAACTACTACACGGATCACGCATGGTCAGGTGCAGTCACTGTGGCAGGAACCAATGAAGCGATTTCAAGATTTGGAACGATCAAACACTTCACCACAGACCTGAGCTCAGGTTACCTACCTGCTGGTCCTGACCTTGCAACAGGCAGGGACGGAGGCGAAGCACAGTACTACAACTTCGCGTTCAGGAGAACCACGATGGCCAACTTCACAGTGAGGCTGTCGGGAACTGTGTCAGGCTTCTTCATCGCGGCACCAGGCACTGCAATAGATTCAGCATCTGGATTGAACGGATGGTTAGACGCTGGTATCACTTACGGTGGTTCAGGTGTGCCAGGATCAGACACCGGCAACGGCGGAAACGGATCAAATGGTTGTGCGTTCACATCGGGAGACAGAATTATTGACGGTACAAGTTATTCCAACCAAACATTTACGCTGACGCTGGGTTCAGAAAACGCCACAAATGCTACAGGGAATAATGTACTGATCAGGATTAAACTAGAATCAGGAGACAGTATAACAGCACTGAGCATTGAGTAATGGCAATAACTGACGCAAAAAAAGTAGATTACCTTTGGAAGAAATTGGGTTACGGTGCCACGAAAACTGACACCAACGCATTAAAGAAAGCACCCAACGAGGCCATCGCATCTCCATTACTACTAAGGGGTGACAACACTTGGAACCAGGCGTCAAGCATTCCAGGTACAATGCCGGGTTCGAGCGCAGGAGTGGTCACGGTGTATCCAACTGGCACACCAAATGAGACCACAGCAGACGGAACATCAACAGCCAACAGATCATGGAAGACTGGACTGACAGACTGGATACCACCAGAGATAGGATCTACATATCAAGTTAAGGTTTATATCCATACTTCATCAGATGCCGGCAACGCGGCGGCAAGCGGTGACCAGGTGTTCGCCACAGGTTCCGGCAACAACGATGAATGGTTCTTTGACTACCAATCTGGTGTGCTACACTTCATAGGTACCAACCTACCGAATGGAATCGACTTCACGGGCAAGTCGGTGTACATATCAGGTGCGAGATACACGGGCACTAAAGGACTACAGAACCTATCAACTACAACAGGAAACACAGAATTCGTCACTAACAACATCGGAAACATAGTGACCAATGCGGACATGACGTTCACCACACAGGGAACGGGATTGTTCGACTTCAACACGACGACGGGTGTGGTCGTTCCGACAGGAACAACTGCGGAGAGACCATCGGCGCAGGAAGGTATCATACGCTTTAATACTACAACAGGCAAATATGAAGTCTCCCTGGACGGTTCGACCTATACCGCGTTGCGTACAGAGGCCGCGGCATCGAGCATAACGAAAGACGTGTTTACTGGTGATGGATCATCAACGCAGTTCACAATGACAACCACACCTACAGCGGCCAACAACATAATAGTGTACGTAGATGGCGTGATGCAGGAGCCCACGCAGAACTACACCATCTCAGGTGACACCATGAGCTTCACTGGTGGTAGTGATGGATCATCTATCGAGGCTCCACACGATGGTGCACGTATCGTTATCATGCACGGCTTTGCTGATTAATCTACTACTATACCCTTGGGTGTGTACAACAATATATGCTTTATGTACTTTTGCGAGAAGATGTTGTAACGGCCGATTGAACGTTCAATTTCGTATCCTATCGTTGCCTGCTCAAGGATGAAATTGTAGGCGTCTGGTCCCGAAACGAAGCCAACGTTAAACCCTTGCATGTCATACTCGTCGCTGATCTTAAACAAATCACTGCATGACGCTTTACAAAAGTTTTCAATTTTGCTTCTCAATCCGTTCATGGTCTGCACTATGTCCGGCCTATCCTTGAGTATTTTCAAATCTCTGTTCTTGCAGTGAGGTGGCCACTTTACTTTGACTATATAATTTAGGTTATCCGTCATTGTTTCAATTGCTCCATGTCCTTGAACAGCACACACTCTGCATTTGAACAGTAGTCCAGTTGCTTGGTCTTTGGTGGATTGCACAGGAAGTAAAATTTTAACGTTGGGTGTAACATTATTATAGATCTAAGATCTTTCAACACCTTGGGATTTTGGATGTTGTAACCCACTAACATCACGCTCTTGTTAGCCAGTCCGATCGCTGACAGCAACGTCAGTGTTTGATCGTCTGTGTTTACATCTAATGTGAGATTAAACTGCGGTGATATTGGCGGAAAACTGTGCACCTTGTCATAAAACACATATTTCTTGTAAAGATCTGGTGTTGTCACACATTCTACCGGTGAAGGTCTCTGTTGCAGAAACCAAAGAAGATCTGGTTCTTGTCTGGTCCAGACGTAGTCGATGTGTTTAAAATTCAGTTTTTTATTAGTGACACTGATAACCGGCCCGTATTCGCGCAATTCCTGTGGTGACATTTTTATGGAGTTCGTGCCCAAAATTGTGATATAGTCGTGTTTTTTCATCGTGATCGTCGGTATTTAACACCCATTATACAGTGTAATACGGTAAATATCAATAGTTTTGCAAAACAAATATTATCGATAAGGGGAAAACAAAATGGCAATAGGACGTATAACGGGACAGATGCTGTCAGCCAACTTGGCTAGATCAGGCACTGACCTAACATTTGAAACAAATTTATTAGCCCTAGACGTTAGTAACTCAAGAGTTGGTATTGGTACGGCCTCACCAGCAACTACGTTACACGTTTCGGCAACTGACGCAATAAGACTGCCGTCAGGTAACACGGCACAGAGACCGGGATCACCAGCAAACGGTGACTTAAGATACAACTCGACTACCTCAACCATTGAAGGTTACGCCAATGGTGCTTGGGCCAACCTGGCATCAGGTGACGAGCTGAAAGACGCTGACGAGGATACGTCAGTGAACGTAGAACCAAGTTCGGATGTGGACGAGATCCATTTCAAGACGGCTGGTAGCCAGATCGCTATCATGAGGGCGGCTTCTACTCAGTTGGGTGTTACACAGATATCAAACACAGCATCAACGATCACGGGATTGGTCACGAACGGCGACATCACATTAACACCAAACGGATCAGGTTCAGTGATCGTGACGAGTGGATCAACCTTACAGACCGACACAGCGGACATCAATGGTGGAGCCATTGACGGTGTGACCATTGGATCAAACTCGGCGGCAACAGCACTTGTGGCCAACGCCGGTATCAACATCGACGACGACGGTGATGGTGCTATCGATGGTTGTGTAATTGGAGCCAACACAGCGGCGGCTGGAACATTCACAACTGTAACAACATCAGGTAATGCCACAATTGGTGGAAACTTAACAGTTAACGGTACCACAACGACCATTGATTCACAGACACTAGTGATCGAAGATCCTCTACTGACACTGGCTAAGAACAACTCAGGTGGAGCGGCTAACACGTTTGACCAAGGTCTATTCTTCAACAGGGGATCAGATGACAACGTGTCATTACTATGGGATGAATCAGCGGACGAGTTCGTTTTCGCGGTTACATCTGGTGAGGACGGAACAACAGCGGGTAACGTTACAATCGACAGTTACGCTGACATCCAAGCCAAAGACGCCACACTTAACAAGGCGACTTTCCAAGGAATGTCGATCGAGGACAACGAGATACTTGGATCAAGATCGAACGAGGATATCGTTATAACACCAGCAGGTACAGGAAACGTGTTGATTTCTAAGATCGATGCCAACTCTGGTACAATCGACAACACAGTGATCGGTGGTACGACTGCGGCGGCAGGTACGTTCACGACCGCTACTGCAACATCAGTCAACGCAACGAACGTTAGAGCGAACGATGGTACAGCGGCGATAGTGATCACAGACTCAACGGGTGCTGTGGCAATTTCAACAGCGTTTGACGTTGACGGCGGAAACTTCGTGTTCAATGAAAGTTCTGCTTCAGTAGACGCCAGGTTTGAATCTAACGATGACACTCACATGTTATTCTTAGATGGTTCTGAGAACCACATCGGTATCAGAACAAGTTCACCAGCGTATGACTTAGACGTGTCGGGTTCGACTGACGCAATCAGACTACCGGTTGGTACAACTGCTGAGAGACCTACGGCGGCGAACGGTATCATCAGGTTCAATTCACAAACAGGAAAATACGAAGGATGTAACGATGGTTCAACTTTCGTTGAATTCGCGATCGCTGGAGCGGCACCAACATTCACTAAGGAATCAACCACAGGTGACGGATCCACTACAACTTTCACAGGTTTCTTCAGTTCAGCACCTGAGAGTGCTAACAACGTTTTCGTTTACATCGACAACGTGTACCAGGAACCAACTGAGAACTACTCAGTGTCAGGCACGAACATCACATTTACTTCTGCCCCACACAACGGTGCTAGAATATTTGCGATCACAGGTGCGGACGGTACTTCACTAGTGACAGGTGGTGTTGCAAGATCTGAGACAAGTTCGGTGAACTTCACATCGACTGCGACAACTATCATGAGTTTCAACGCCGCTTCTTACAGAAGTGCGGAGTTATTCATAGGACTAACTGACACTGCGAACACAGAGTACGCGGTTATCAAGGCCCACGTTGTACATGACGGCTCAACGGCTTATGGTAACGTATACGGTGTGACAAACACAGGTTCTACTGACCTGGCTACAATCACTTTCGAGCATGATGGTTCGAACACAGTGAACGTCAAGGCCACATCAACAGGTGGTCAGACAGCGGCCAAGGTGCAGTATTCACTAATGGCGGTGTAATAGGCAAAACTAAGACCCTAACGATAATTCTAAACGCCCTAATGGTAAATACAACTGTTAGGGCGTTTTTTTACGGCCTGACTTTATAACAACAAATCATAAGGGAAACATGGAACTATGACAACACGTAACTTTAGAGTAAACAACGGTATATCGGTTGGTGACATCACAATTAGTGCATCCACCAACAAGATCACAGGTATGTCAACCGATGCGCCATCAAGTGACGGTGACTCGGCAAACAAGAAATACGTTGACGATCAGATTTCAGCAATTTCAACAACTGCTATCACATCTGGCACAACAAACGCAACAGCGGCATCAGACAATGTAACAATCACAGTAAGTGGAAACACTGAATTGACTGTGACGGACGCAGGTGTTAGGGTACACGGAAATTTAACAGTTGACGGTACTGAGACTATCATTAACACTGCGACTTTATCAGTTGAGGACAACATCATTGAGGTCAACAGGAACGTATCATCAAACGCAGGAATGCCAAGCATTTCCGGTCTTAAGGTGAACAGGGGTGCAACATCAACTGCCACCGAACAGAACCTGTTCTGGGCTTGGGATGAAAGTTTCGCAGATGACGGTACTTCAATATACGGTAACGCAGGCGGTGCCTTCACAGCATTCAAGAGAGCGGAAGGAAACGACTCAACACCGGGTACAGGAGACCTTGTAGACATCAGGGCCAACGTGGTACACGCAACATCAACTTCGGCACAGTACGCGGACGTTGCCGAGCGTTTCGAAGCAGACGCTCCAATGACAGCAGGCGCAGTTGTGGAAGTGGGCGGCACAGCAGAAATCACAGAAACAACATCAGACCTATCTGAGAACGTTTTTGGTGTTATCTCTGACATGCCAGCATACGCCATGAACGCGGCGGCAGGTAACAACGAATCACACCCATATGTGGCAATGACTGGTAGAACTCCGGTTAGAGTTACAGGTGCTGTGACAAAAGGTCAAAGACTGGTTACTTCAAGCGTAAAAGGTTGTGCTAGAGCAGTAGCGGCAGGGGAGACAATCTCTCCTTTCCACGTTATTGGTAGAGCATTAGAAAGTTCAACAGACGCAGGTATCAAATTGGTAAACTGTGCGGTGAGAACCAACAACTAATAAATATTCATACTTTTTAGTAGAATACAAAGGGCGACTTTCGGGTCGCCCTTTTTTTTTGAACGAATAAATACTGTTACTGTGGCTCAGCCGGCAATGATATCAGGCTGTGTAGGGCATATGCTCTACTAACATTATTATAGAAGGAGTACACGAGTATGGCCATTGGTCGTATATCGGGGTCGGTCCTAAAGTCCAATCTGACTAGGAATGGAGTCGACCTTGCATTTGAAACAAACCTACTGTATCTCGACGTAACAAACAGTCGTGTAGGTATTGGTACTTCTGAACCCACAACAGCACTACACGTAAACGGAACAATCACAGGTACTCTCGCAGGAACCACTGGATCCACCATAGGCAACTTGACTCTTGCCAATGGTTCAATAACAGATTCATCAGGTGCAATTAGTTTTGGTGACGAGAACATCACCACAACAGGAACGCTGACCGTTTCAGGCCTTACTTTTCCTTCATCAGACGGAAGTAACGGACAGGTGATTACTACAGACGGCTCAGGTAACCTTTCATTCTCAGAATCATCCGGCGGTGGTGGTGGGAACAACACAGCGGTCAAACAATTCAACTACTACAAACTTGGTACGACGTCTGCTGTGATAGACGAGTTCGACATCACGGAATACCGAGGTGCCATCTATGACGTGGTCATGGAGGACCAAGACAACGGATTCGTTGGGCATCTCAAAGTGTCGGTGGTACACGACGACACAACACCTTACGTTTCCACGTACAACGTCAATGAGGATTCAACCCGCATAGCAGATTTCACAGTGGCCATATCCGGAGACATGGTTCAACTGTCGGCGGCGACGAACACGTCATCACACACCAACCTGAGGATATACAGGATAGCACTAGGTGATCACCACGAGACTGTTGCCAACACAAATTCAAAAATAATAAGCACAACAACAAGCATCACTTCTAGTGCAACGACATTAGACCAATTCACCAAGACAGATATCAGAGGTGCCAAGTACGTGATCCTGATCAAGGATGACACGGCAGGCGACTACCAGATAAGTGAGGCCAGTCTAACACACGACGGCACAACGGTTTATCATGATGACTACGCATTGGTGTCGAGCAGGGGCACACCATTGCACACAATCAGCGCCGCGATCTCGGGTGCCACAGTGACATTGAGTGCTACTTCCGGTGGTAACACCACAGGTACTGCCATATTGTACAGGCAGGACCTAGGATCCAAGACCAAACTGGGAGAGTTCGACAACTTCCTGTACGGTGTCAAGGGTGACATCGACAGTGCAGTTGAAACAGTAGATTCATTTGATGTTTTCAAATACAAGGCCGCGAGATACTTCATTACGATGGAATCGGGATCTGAGTACCAGAACTCAGAGGTCACCATGACCGTGAACGATGCTGGAACAGATGCAACAATATCTGAGAGTTTCGTATTGACAGCAAACAACAATTTAGCAACATTTACAGCAGATGTTTCAAGCGGTAAGGCGAGGTTGAGAGCTAGTTGTAATCCAAACACAAAGATATACTTCGCACGTCTCGGCATGGAGGCTGACAACATCTACAGGGCCAGTGGACAAACTTCTGATAATTTATACATCACACACAACAACATTGAAGCAAACGACACACAGATGATACTGTCTGGTATGACGGGCGCACTCACACTGCCAACTGGAACATCTGGACAACAGCCAACCGGAGTTGGTGGCATGATCAGATACAACAGTTCAACCGGTGCCTATGAGAAATACGATACATCGAGTGCGGCATTTGTTGATATAACAACCACAGCATCTACCTCAAGCACGGATGATGCAGAGGTACCATCGCCGACCACTGCGTTAGGTACATCTCAGGGCACAATCGATCAATTCACAACATCATCTGCGGACAGCGCCTTCTACTATGCTGTAACGAGAGACGAGATAAATGGTGAGGTTTCAACAGCCAGGTACAGCGTGGTCCACAATGACTCAAGCGCATTCGTAACACAGTCACACATGGTGGAATCAGGTGACGGCACAAACGATCACATCTCTGTTGATGCAGACATCGCCTCAGGAAATGTTAGACTTTTGGCGACAGGTGCCAGCGTTGTAAACTCGGTCAGTCTGTACAAGATCAGTCTAGGTGATTCCACAACAGCGGCCACTTCAGGAAACGTTTCAACGATAATCAATTCAGATGTTGACAGTGCCACAGAGAACCTGGACACCTGGGCACACGCCAGTTACAGGGGTGCAAAATATTTCATAAGCGTGAATTCCAGTGACAACACAGAACTTTCTAACCTGGAAGCACTGGTTGTGCATAACGGATCAGACGCTTTCATAACCATATACAACGAACACTACACAGGAAACAACAGCCTTATCACGTTGACCGCTGACATAAGTGGTTCCAATGTGAGGTTGCGAGGTGCAGGTCTCACACCGAACCTGAGGGTAACAATGTACAGGATACTGTTGAGTGACAGTGAGAGTGCAAGTACAGGTGACAACGTGAACGTGGTCGCGGCCACAAACGTGAGTTCAACTGCCACAACAGTGGACACATTCAGCACAGATAGTTACACAGGTGCATTCTACATACTTACAGGTACGAATTCCACAGAGGGTGCATCATCTATACAGGAAGTCATGGTTGTACAGGATGGCTCAGACGCCTACGTGGGCGCGGGTCCACTGGTAAGCACCAAAGGCACTGACCAATTGACGTTCACTGCAAGTTTATCAGGTACAACGGTCTCACTTAAGGCCAGTTCGACATCGGGATCAAGCACGACTGTGAACGCATACAGGGTACACCTACTGAGGGGTGAGGCGGGTGCGGCCACGAGTAACACGGTGTTGATCGACACTGAACAGACCATAACAGGACAGAAGACTTTCACAGGTAACATTCTTGTTGATACAATACAATCACCAGGATCTAATGCCAACATCAATTTAGACCCACAGGGCACAGGTGCAGTTCAGATCAACGGTGCGTATACTTTGCCAACAGCGGACGGAAGTGCCAATCAAATATTAAGAACAGACGGTTCTGGCACCGTGGCATTTGGTGAACCAAATAAAGACATTGTAAACGCACTTACTCCAGCGGCTTCGGTGGCATTGGACCCAACACTAGGTGGCATACAGACCATCACGCTGGGACAGGCAACAACTTTCACACTATCAAATTGGGCATCAGGACACAGGATGACATTGATGATCGACGACGGTACTAACTACGCAGTGACTTGGCCCACAATGCAATGGGCGGGCGGTGTAGCACCAACACTGGCAACATCAGGTTACAACACGATCGAACTATGGTATGTGGGTTCAACCCTATACGGTGCATATGTTGGAGCACACTCATAATGCCAGGTGGATTAGCGGCCGCAACAGCGGGTGGCTATCAGGAGAGGATCAGTCAATTGAGCAACCCCGAGGTGTTGTTGGACTGGGGTGACACCAACTGCTATCCAGGCACAGGCACGTCGTTCACCAACCAAGGATCAGGCGGAAGCACATACGATGGCGATCTAGTCAACGGTGCCGCATACAGCAGTTCATTTGGTGGCATCATAACCTGTGATGGAACAGATGACATGATATCATTGGACGCAAACTTCACACAGCCAAGGGCAGGAGGAACCTGCATGGTATGGTTGAGGACACACGTT